ACGCTGCTGGCCCAACTTTTCCCTATGTATTGCATAAGCGTTATGCCGAATTCACCGTCCAATGTTCAGGTCAGTTGGTCATTCATAAATTATTTACAACTGATAATAATGATGCTTTGATCAACTTCTATTGCAATGCATATCAATATGTTCGACCATTCAAACCTAACACATCTAAGGAGCTTTCAGCCGAATATTATCTTGTTTGTTCTGAACCTTCCGGTGCTTGCGCCGATGCTCGTTCCATTGTTAATGTTCTAAAAGAGGAATGGTTAATACATGCTAAACTGGCACACGCACTTCGTGAGGGCTGTGACCATATTCCTTTAAATGTCAGCACAAAAAGAATTGAACCTTTCTCAGTTACTCGACGATTAACTATTACTACTGAGGAAGTTGCTGCCGCTCTTGCTTATTATTCTACTCTTGAAAATCAAAAATATCGTAACATTCTAGGCAGTATTAATCCGTCTGATGTCAACACCACACTTACATTCAATATCATCACTGGTGTTGCTGGTGCTGGCAAAAGTGTCCTAGCGTCTCGTATGGGCAATGGTACATCGATGGTTATTACACCTACCAACGATCTCAAGAAGGAGTTCGATAGTAGCCGATTATTTGAACATTGGTCTGTCTGTACTCCACACGTTGCCTTTTCAAAATATGCAGACACTATACTTATAGATGAATGTTTTACGCAAGCCGCCGCTTACCCATTTATTATTTCTCATGTCTGCCGCGCTAGCCGTATTATATTAGCTGGTTCTGCTTCTCAAATCGGTGTTATTGACCCTCATAAAAATCTCTGCCAATCTCGTTCGATCTCTGCTCTTTTGCAGGATATCAATTTAAATTCAATTCGTATTCCTCATGATGTCGCTCGACTCATCAGTGGACTTGAACCTGGCACTTCTTCTTCTTCGAATGTTCCCCGCTCAATTATTACCATTCCGGCTAATCCAGCTATTGCAAGCGGTGAGAAATTCTGTTCAGATGTCATTCGTACACTCGGTTATCGAGTCTTTTCTTATAATCAAGAGACTAAACGGTTCTTGCAAAAATTAGCCAATACTACGCATACTATACACGGCTTGCAAGGCGTCACTGTTAATCGAGCTATTCTTTATATTGACACCGTTGCGGTTGATCATGACTTTCGTAATCAATTACATCACATCATGGTTAGTCTTACTCGACACACCGATACTCTCATATTAGTCGGTCGTGTTGATGAAATTACTCGAGTCTTGTATTATAACAACACCGCATTCGAACGTAATGATTTAGTTTTTGGTAAGACCCAAGCTGATTTTATTGGTGAAGTCCCTGTGGATCGTCGAAATCGTATTGACGTCATCTCTGAAAACATTAATTATCCAAAAGTTTCTGCTGACGTGATCTGCGATGTTCTTCAGGACATCATCATCACTGGTACTCAAGACGACAACGAAGCAGCAGTTTTGCAATCCGATGCTGCCCCACCTGCATCTGGTAAACTCCGTGTTAAATTATGGCCATTCCTTGCCCAATATCGTAAAATTATACAAGGCAAATATTCAGGTTTTTATCGTTTTGCTCGTCGTTATACACCATCTACTTTTGGCACTATCAAATGTTTCATGGACCGTTATGCCAAGTTAACTAAAAATGGTGATCGTACTGCGGATACGGTCCGTCTCGTTGAAGGGCTCGCATCTTGGTGTAAGGATTTTTCGCATGATGATGACCTCAACCTTACACATGATTATAATGATTTCTCATTCGCAGATGAGGTCATCCTTTTGTTGTCCACCAGAGCAATTAAATTTTTAGCTGCCATCCAGCGCGAGTTGTATAAAACAGTCGGTGGAAAAACCGCCGATAATCTCATTACATACTTTACAACCGAGTATGCCAAGAATTTACAAAGTAAAGGCATACCCACAACCGAAGCAGATGTCGATCTAGACATTGAATGTTTCCGCCGTTGTGTCGACTTCTTCGTCAAAAAGCAGGTTAAACCAGATGTTCGTAACTTCTTTGATCAACGTAACAAAGCGCATCAGGGTATATCTGCCTGGAAAAAGTATCAAAATTTCTTATTCGCATCTTACACTCGCATGTTTACCGCAATTTTCCAGAATTTACTACTCGACAATGTTATTTTTGCGTCTAACGAAGCTGATAATATCATTGCAGCTCGTGCCAGTCAATTCATAGCCGATGCTGAAGACAAACTAGCTTCTGGCGAAATATTGCGAAATTTTGCTGCTGATTTTGAACAATTTGACTCATCTGTCACTAATGCTGGTCCCGGACTCAATAGTATTCTTATGTATGTCATGGGCTGCCCTGCATGGCTCTGTTTAGAATATCTCCAACAACGTGGTAATTGGCGTTTAACCGAAAAATGGTGTTATCTTATCGGTTTGGATAAAATGCATTCTGGTGAACCTTGGACTCTTATGGGCAATACCATTTATAATATGGCGGTTCTCGGAGCTGCTTTCGAGTTCCGGGATTTCGCCGTCGCCATCTTTAAAGGTGATGATTCCGGGGTTATTGGTGGCACTGTCACTTCTCGCTTTGAGGAGTACCTTACTGAACACGGTATGAGTATTAAAATCGAAACGTCCTGCGCTCTCGAGTTTGCAGGTTTCTTCCTCAACCGTTATGGCGGTTTTCCAGATGTTTTGCGTCGCGCCACCAAATTTGTGTCAACCGTTTATCGTGACAAGAAACACTATGACGAATCCGTTATTAATCTTCGTGCGGAACTTGCTATTATTCGCGACAACACCGCATTTCTTTATGGTTCACATCAATGCGCCAATTATTACAATGAAGTGCAACGGACACAACCTGTATCAGCCGGCCAGATTCAACTTATTGCCGGTGCCATGTACCATGAGAGTTTTAATGAATATTCCAATCTCGTCGAATTCGACAAGAATATTCTAGTCTTTCGTGGTTGTAATCTCCTTAATTAAGATCTTTTGTGTGTGTAGTTGATCTTTATGGTCTACTACACCTTAGTTAGTTTTGCTCTTTATTTCTTTCCCTCATGGTTACCACAGTTACCCGTACTGTCCGTAATAGTAATCGTCGTCGTCCTCGTGTTAATACCCGTGTTACTATTCGCCGTCCTCGTCCTATTATTGTTCGTCCTGGTCGTCGTCCCCGTCTTGTTCGTGCCACCGCTCCATTGCTCCGCACTAATATCCAGAATCGCCTTAAGCGTTTAAAACGTGGTATGACTCGTCCGACTCTCATGAATTCTAACCGCCCTTATCTTTTAGGTAATGCCACTTCCACCAACCCTAATCGTCCTCGTGCGGTTTATTCTTCTCAACCACTTTCTCAAGCAGGTATGGCTTTCTTAAAATGCGCTTTTGCTCCGCCTGATTTCACGGAAACTCAAGTCCAAGGTGTTCCTGATAATTTCCGTGGTCTCACTCTCCTTAAGAAACACCGACTTGTCAATTCTTATTCTTTAACCGCAGGTACTGATTATTACGCTCTTCTTTGTCCAGTACCCGGTATCGCTTATTTCTTAGCCACCACGGTCGCTGGTGTACCTCCCACTGGTGCCACCATCTGGACTGGTGTACCTTATTCCGACTATTCGACTCTCTTCGGTGCCAGTGCTAACACCACTTCGGATGTTGTCAATAGTTTTCGGTATGTATCAAATCATATGGAACTCATATGTACTACCAACCAAATGACGTGGTCTGGCTCAATTTCATCCTTTAAATTGCCTATCAAACTTATTATGAAGCCAGGTGGTCTTTGGACAATCACCGGTCTCCAATCCACTCTTTCTACCAACGTTAATCAATATACTGGTTC